TCCCATATCTGATACTGTAGACTTTGCTAACTATACTGAGACAAGTCAAAACTCACTACAACAATTGTCAGATATCAACAACGACTTGAAACAGTATGCACAAATTACACTAGTAACTAACACTAACAAAAACTTACCTAACAGGTATTTTAAATTCTATGATGCATTCCCTATATCGTTAAGCGGTATAGAACTAAAGAGTGGTTCGGATTCAGAACCAGCAGTATGTACAGTAGAGTTTAGGTTCACACACTTCGATATAGAATCCACTAGTTAATATCACCTTTACGTGATATAATATATACATTATGACTTTAGATGAATTAAAGGCCCAGTGGGCAAAAGATTGTGAAATTGATGATATCGAATTGGATAATGCATCTTTAGAAGTTCCTAAACTTCATGCTAAATACCAAGACCAACTCACCAATAAATTACTCACCCTTAAGCAATGGGAGTTCAAGTATGATGAACTTCTCAAAGATAAGTGGTTGTGGTATAACGGTAAGATGGATGCAGATAGAATCAAGGAACTAGGATGGAATGATGACCCATTCGATGGTCTTAAAATTATGAAAAGTGATATGCAGTTCTTTTATAATTCAGACCAAGACTTAAGAGAAATCAAAGCAAAGATTGAATACCTAAAAATAACTATCGACTTTCTAAAAGATTGTATGCAGAATATCACTTGGAGACACCAAACGATAAAGAACACAATCGATTGGAGACGATTCATGGCAGGTCAATAATATGATTTTAAAAAACTACATGTGTATCATCCCTAATGCTTTCACAGAACAAGAAGTGGAAACACTCAAGTCAGTTGCAAAGGGAAGCGAAGAACAAGTTGCTATGGTCGGTGACCCTAACACTGGTGGTGCTGATGATAAAAACATACGTTCGGGTAATGTTAAATGGTTCACTAATCATGAGTATGAGAGAAAGATACCCGACCTATACAAAAAGATTTTTCAGATTGTAGAGGATGCAAACACTCAATCAAATTGGAATCACCAGTTTGAGTTTATCGAAAACCTACAATACACAATATATAATGCTCCAGCAAAAACCAAAAGAAAGAAGGGCGACTTCTATACATGGCATACAGATGCTGGAACAGAACCCCTACCAAATAATAAGATTAGAAAACTAAGTCTATCAGTTCAACTATCAGACCCCGATGAATATGAAGGTGGTCACTTTCAATGGTTAGAACCGTATAACACTTTAAACGTTATGGGTGCAACAGGGAACATGAGAGTTGACATGGAACCAGCAGTTAGTTCTGTACCATTCAGTGCAAAAGCAAAAGGTTCATGTATCATATTCCCATCATTCGTTTATCACCAAGTAACCCCTGTAACAAGAGGTACTAGAGAAGCATTAGTTGGATGGTTCTCAGGCAATCAATATGTCTGATACGGTAAGAGTTGAGAAGGTTGATGAAGTATTTTTGAGAGTCCACTGTGACAAGGGACTTGCAAGAGACTTGTTTGAATTCTTTTCATTCACTGTACCCAATGCTAAGTTCATGCCTTCCTACAAGAATAAATTTTGGGATGGAAAGGTACGTCTCTTTTCAATCAAAACAAATAAAATTTATATAGGATTACTACCCTACATTGACGAGTTCTGTAGAGAAAGAGGATATAACTTTGAGGGTGTAAGTGACATTCTTGGAGATAAAGAAAGAGAGCCTGATGAAAGTTTCATAGAAGAGTTAGGTCTTCCTTTTCAACCTAGAGACTATCAGTTAGATGCATTTAGAAGTACAGTTCAATACGGCAGACAATTATTGTTGTCTCCAACCGCAAGTGGTAAGTCATTAATCATTTATTTACTTGCGAGATACTATAACAAAAAAACTATTATTATCGTCCCCACTACTTCACTGGTAGAACAGATGGCGAAGGATTTTGAAGAATATGGATATGATAAAGACATTTGTAAAATTTATAGTGGTCAACCTGTATTTCCTGCTGACATTACGATATCGACATGGCAGAGTTTTAGTAAAGCGCCTAAAGAAATCTTACAAGGATTTGACGTAGTAATAGGAGACGAAGCACACCTATTCAAAGCACAAACACTTAAAGGTATTCTTGAGAAGATGAAGAATACTGCAGTTCGTATCGGAACTACTGGAACACTAGATGGAACTGAAGTTCATAGACTACAACTCGAAGGATTGTTTGGGCCTGTAAAAAAGGTCATAACAACAAAAGAATTGATGGACGAAGGAACTATTGCAAATTTAGAAATAGAATGTGTCATACTTCGTCATACCAAACAGAAAAAAATGTCATACCAAGATGAGATGGATTACTTAGTATCTCATGATAAACGTAATGAGTTTATATGCAACCTTGTCTATTCCCTTAAAGGCAACACTCTAGTACTGTTTCAATATGTAGAGAAGCATGGAGTTGTTTTACATGATAAAATGACGAAACGCTTAGGTGAGCAATTACATTATGTTTATGGCGGGACTGATACCAAGGATAGGGAGAACGTCCGTGAAATCGTTGAGAAAGCAAATGATAACGTCATACTGGCGTCATACGGTACCTTCTCAACTGGTGTTAACATCAAAAAGATTGACAATGTTATCTTCGCTTCACCATCTAAATCAAGAATACGAAATCTACAATCTATCGGTAGAGGTCTTCGTAAAGCAGATGGAAAAACATCTATGCGATTATTTGATATATCCGATGACTTACAGTGTGAAAATCATACGTTGAATCACTTGAAAGAACGTATAAATATTTACAACGAGGAAGGATTCACATATCAAATGAGGCAGTTTAACATCTAATGAAAGCAACAGACTTAAGGTCACCCCAACAGTACGAAGTAATCAAACTAAAGATAGGAACTGAAATAGTTGCTATGACTCGTAGTATCAGCGGAGGACTTGTTGAGCTTACACTACCCATGTGTTATACACTTACACCTATCGGTGACGGTACATCCCGTACTACATTCTATCCTTTCGCTCCCACAAGTGCGGACACGAACATAACTATAAGTGTCGATGACATCATGTACAGGTCAGAAGTTGGAGAACAATTTATACCTCTCTATGATAGAGCATCATCATCGTGGGCATACATGTTAGAGAAAGGTACGATACCAATTTCAAGTGGGATATCATCATCCCCAACACTACAAAGAATGTATGAACTTCTAGAAGATTACAATCATGAGTACGAAGATTATGATGAAGAGGATTTTCTTGATTCACTAGAAAAACCTAAGACCATTCATTGAGCAAAACAAAATACTAAATAGTCCGTGTATAATGCTGAGTTATATTACATTATACATTTAATTAATAACTTTATAGGAAACTGCCATGACAACAGCTGCGATAGCTAAGAGCATGGTGCGAAAAACTAGAGAAGTCAATCATTATCTTCGTCCAGCAAAACGGAGAGCAGTTGACACTATTGAATTTCTAGCATTCATGACTCTTCCATTTGCGATACCATTTATTATAATGTATCTACAATTACAAACATATTGATATGAAAACATTTGTTCTACTTACATTTTTAAGTTCTTGGACATTACTGTATGAAAGAGACCCAGGCTCATTACGTTCGATACGTAACGCCACAGAGTTTAATGAACTCGCTCCTAAAGCATAATGAACAGAATTAAAGACCTTTTAGAGATAGGCACTTTGGTGTCTATCTTTTTTATATCCGTATTTTCTTCACTAGGAGTGTAGAATGTTTATTCCTTTTTTTACAAAACCCGAGACCGAACGAAAAATTCTTCAGGCGGTAAACCTCTCACCCAATGAATCAGTCGTAGAGAAACTAACAGAGATACATCCCATGAGACAAGTCTTTTGGGCAAGTGTAATACAGGTTTGTGTATTCGGTTTCATGCTCCTCGCATTTGCAACCATCAATTTCTTCGTCTCATGAACAACCTATATAATACAGTAAAACGTGTCTTTACTGTGTCATACGAACCGTCATACCGAGAGATTATCTTTCATTTGATTCTTACTATGATACTGGGGATGATTCCGCTTATTGGGATGTTTTGGTTCGCTAATCTCTTTATATAAGCTTCCCTGTGGGGACATAAGCTACTTTATCATAGATTTTCTAATCTGCAAGTGGCTTTTTTAAAAAACTATACTTTTTTTATATCAATTAATTTAAAAAGCCACTATTAATGCCTTAACAAAAGAGTATAATAGTTACATGAGTACAAAAAAAGACCCTAAAACACAGGCGCATTACGTCAATAACAAGGACTTCACAGCGGCAGTTTCTGAATATGCAATTGCAGTAAAAGAGGCTAAAGAGTCGGATGGAACTCCACCACAAATGTCAGAGTACATAGGAGAGTGTATCTATAAGATTGCAACTCGATTATCTACAAGACCCAACTTTATTAACTACACTTATAGAGATGAAATGATATGCGATGCAATTGAAAATTGTATTCAGTATCTTGGAAACTTCAATGTAGAGAAATCAAATAATGCTTTCGCATACGTTACACAGATTTGTTACTATGCTTTCTTAAGAAGGATACAGAAAGAAAAGAAACAAGTGTACATTAAACAACAAGCTATTGATGCAACTTCAATAACACTCGATGCATTTGACACAATAGACGGAATACATGACCCAGCATTAACCAACACTAACGTTGAGTGGATGCAAGAGAATATGAATAGGGTTGAGTACGAACCAAGAAAAACAAAGAAGAAAAGGAAAAATAATAAGACCAGTTCCTTAGAAAAATTTGAGGAATAAACTATGAAGATTGCGATGCTAAATGACACTCATTGTGGTGTCCGTGGTGATATGCTTGAGATGTCTAATTACCAAGGACGATTCTATAATGAAGTGTTTTTCCCATACTTGGATGAACATAATATTAAACATATCATTCATATGGGTGATTACTTTGATAGGAGAAAGTACATAAACTTTGCTTCTATGAAGGCAAACATAAAGCATTTTATTGAACCGATGACTGAACGTGGTATTACCATGGACTTGGTGATTGGTAATCACGACACTTATTATAAGAACACTAATGATGTAAATGCACCCGAGTTATTGTTATACAATCAACCAAATGTAAATGTGTATGCTGAGTGTGAGGTTAAAGAGTATGATGGATTCCCCATTGCACTTGTTCCATGGATTAACAATGAGAACTACGCTGACTCAGTAGAGTTCTTACGTTCTGCTCCAGCATCAATTGCTATGGGTCACTTTGAGATTGAAGGTGCCTTGATGATGCCAGGCATGACATGTCAACATGGACTTGACCATTCTTACCTTAAGAGATTTGATAAAGTCTATAGTGGACACTTCCATCAAAAGTCAGAGGTGAAAAACATACATTACGTTGGGTCACAAATGGAATTTACTTGGTCAGACTATAATGACAAAAAGTATTTCCATATCTTCGATACAGAAGACCAGTCGCTAACACCAGTACACAATCCAATCACTATGTTTGAGAAAGGATTCTATGATGATACAAAGGAAACTTTTGAGACTATATCAGAAAAGGATTACAGCAATTACACTGGGAAGTTTGTTAAGATTATCGTAGTAAACAAAGACAACCCATACTGGTTTGACACTTTCTTAGATAAGGTACATGCCGCTTCACCATTGCATGTATCAGTTGTGGACGATAATAAACACATGGATTTTTATGGTGATGATGATGTTGAGGACATCGAGGATACTCTAACTATCCTATCCAACTACATTGATGGTTTAGAAATACAAGGTAAGAAAAAGCCACTTAACGAATTGATGACAACGTTGTATAATGAAGCATTGGATGAACACTCTTATTTATGATAAATTTCAAAACTGTAAGATGGAAGAACTTACTTTCATCGGGAAATAAATTTACTGAAATACAATTAGATAGAAATCAAACAACCTTAGTATTGGGTGAGAACGGTGCTGGTAAATCTACACTTCTTGATGCTCTATGTTTCGGATTGTATGGACGTGGATTTAGGAATCTGAAAAAAGACTTATTGATTAACTCAATCAATCAGAAGGAACTGATTGTGGAAGTTGAGTTTTCTATTGGTAAGCGAGAATACAAAGTAATACGTGGTGCAAAACCAAACAAGTTTGAGTTGTATGTAAACGATATGTTGGTAGACCAAAACGCTACGGTCAAAGACTATCAAGAACACCTAGAGAAAAATGTACTCAAGATGAGTTACCGTTCATTTACACAGGTTGCTATTCTAGGTTCCGCAAACTTCACTCCATTCATGCAATTGAAATCTGCAGATAGACGTAAACTTGTAGAAGACTTATTAGATATCAGTATCTTTAGTACTATGAAAGACATTCTAAGGAAGAAGATATCAGCACATAAGATTGAGTTAAAAGAAACTAACCACGAAGTAGAACTCATAGAAGAACGTATTCACGGATTGAATGAACAACTAGAAGCTCTCAGAGAAACAAGAGAACTTAAAATTAAAAAGTACGAAGGTACTGTTGAAGAAACACAAAAGAATATCGACACACTCCTAGAGAAGGTTGGTGTCAAAGAACAAGATGTAGTAAATAAGCTTAAGACCATATCTGATAGAGACCCCCAAGGGGATAGACTTAAACAGGCAGAACAGGTAGAACAACAACTACTCACTGCTCGTAAGAAAGCACTAAAAGAAATTGAGTTTTATGAAAACCACGATGATTGTCCAACATGTAAACAAGGGTTAGACCATGAGCACAAGAAGAAACATATTGCGGAGAAGGAATCTAAATCAGCAGAAATCAAGGAGGCGCTGTCACAACTTGATACAACAATCACAGAAGCCCGAAACCGATTGGCCGAAATTGCAGAAGTCCAGTCAGAAATAGAGACGATACAAAAAGAGAAGGGACTGCTACAGACTGAGATTCTTTCAAACCAAAAGTTCATCACTAAGATTCAGAAAGAGATTGAAGAACTTAAGGTAGAACAAAATGTAAATTCGAATGTTCATGAACGTATTGAAGACTCAGAAGACAAGTTAGATATCCTACATCAAAAACGTAAAACACTAGTAGACCAAGCACACTACTTTGATATTGCAACTACACTACTACAGGACAAAGGTGTGAAGGAAAAGATTATCAAACAGTACGTTCCTATCATGAACAAGTTAATCAACAAGTATCTTGCTCAGTTAGAATTCTATGTTGGGTTCGAACTCAACGAAAGTTTCGAAGAGACTATCAAGTCAAGATTTAGAGACGTGTTTAAATATGATAACTTCTCACAAGGTGAAAAGATGAGAATCGATTTATCACTTTTGTTCACTTGGAGAGCAGTTGCACGTATGAAGAACAGTGTGAACACTAACCTGTTGATTTTAGATGAAGTGTTTGATAGTTCACTAGATGTAAATGGAACAGATGACTTCATGAAACTATTGAATACTTTGACTGAAAAGACTAATGCATTTATCATATCTCACAAGGGTGATGCCTTATATGATAGATTTGAAAATGTAATTAGATTCGAGAAGCATAAAAACTTCTCTAGACTGGCAGAATAGATAAATAGTAATATGAAAAGTTTCCTACAATTCAAAAACGAAGAGTTAGTCTCTCTTAACGATATTAAGTTAGACCTACCCACAGTTAGTGAGTTAACAGTTTCGCCATACTACACACAAAGAGGTGTAGCAAATCCGTATTACGATTTGGATATCAGTATGGATGCTATCACAGCACAAGTTGGTGAGGGCGATATCAAATTTAAGAATGTTGAGAGTGCAAGTGGACAAGAGATATTCTCAGTCGGTAATGGTAAGTTCTTCTTCCAAGTAGAGAAGGACGGGAAAGACACACCATTTTACGTAAGAACAACTAAGAGTGCAGTGAAATCGCACTTGGGTATGGGTAAACGTAAAGACTCAACTGCTTCATCCAACGTTAATGAATTGTTATCTGTATACTTCTTGGATAAACCTTCAGAGATGAAAATGGATTCAGTAGAGTGGGAGATGGTTATAGGTAAGAAGAAAGGTAAAACTGGTGTACTACTTGGAGATGGCAGTGCTCTTACATATGAAACTATGATTCAGTTGATAGATAAGGATGACACTGCACAAAGAGATATCAAGATTGGTCAACACAATGCTCGTGCAATCCTTCAAGACCTAAAAGGTCAATCAATAAAAGATGTATACTGGACACCACGTGGTAAGCCAGGCGGTATCTCAGATAAGAATCCTTCAGATGTTATGGTGGAATTATCGGGTGGTACTTTCATAGGATACTCCAACAAGATTGCTGCTGGTAAAGACATGACACCAAAGATGAATGCATCTGCTGTTGCACAGTATAGTAAACTTGGTGATTCAAAACAATTAAAAGCAGTTAAGAAACACATCGATGTTGCATGGGAAGAAGCAGTTGATAGTGTTAAAAATAAAGAAGTACAGAAAGAATTAAAAGTTAAGTGGACTTCCAAAATTAAGAGAGAGAAGTACACAGAAGGTGGTTCTAAATCTTCATTCTATAAGATAGGACAACTATTTACTAAACATGGGTTGAGTTTTTACACGGATGATTTCTATTATCCATATAGAAATTCTGTGATTAAACAAATGTCAAAACACTTGTCTAAAGCAAACAACCTATTGTACATGTTGAACACTATGGGTTATTACACTTATCCCGATGCTAACTCTACACCATGTCCATACAAGTTATTGATTGGTTCTGAGAGTGGTTCGAAGTTGAAAGATGTTGGTGCTAACGAAGAACTTAAGGCGATATGTCTAGATGATAATCCTAAAAATTATGGTAACATAAAGGTCAACTATACTGAGGGACAACAGAGTTTTACTTTGTCGTTTACATATAAACCACTGAAGAAGTATTGTGAACTTCCTATCACCATGAGAACAAGGTCATCTGGCGGTTGGTCGGGTAAAGCACTATACATGAGTTCTTCAGGCATTAGGATTAAATAATGTATGAATTGATTGAAGAAGCTGCAAGGGCTTTAAGAACACCCCCAGCGGATTTTGATTTCTCTGCAAGAGAAGACGCTGAAGAAATTGAAAGTAAGTTAGCAGAGACCATGGAAAAATATGGTGGTCTAGGACTTAGTGCAAACCAAGTCGGTTTGGATGCAAGAGTCTTTGTGATGAGAACACAAGATGGTATCCAAGCATTCTTTAATCCAAAATTGACCAAAGTGTCACAGGAAACAGACTTGATGAAAGAAGGGTGTTTATCGTTCCCCGATATATACCTTATGATTAAGAGACCAAAAGTTTGTGAACTCACATGGCAAGATGCCAAAGGTGGAGAACACACACAATTATTTGATGGAATAGGTGCAAGATGTATACAACATGAACTTGACCATCTTAATGGAATTTTGTTCTTACAAAGAGCGAGTAAATTCAAATTAGAACGTGCATTGAAAGCTCGTCCTAAAGAAAAGAAGAAAAGAATAGAGTATGAAAGAAGACAAGCAATTGCAAGATACATCCAACAACAACAAGAAGCTCAATCTGATACTTCAGAACGAGATGACAACTCATCAAGAGAACCTGCTTCTAGTTCAGTGGTTTAAAGAAAACAAAGATACACTTCAAAGTGTTGGTGATGGTTCCGACTATTTCGGAATCAACATGATACATATACAAGACCACTTTATAAGATTACTTCTCAGACGTATTCAGTTTGATACTGTTGCAGAGATTTATAAAAGAACTGGTAGTAAACAGTATCCCGAGATGGCCATCATGACTGAGTGGCCAATAGGTGGTGTTCAAGACCCACACAAAGACACTTACTCTTCAGTTGAAATGGTTTACGGTTTAGAGAATCCCGACAAACCTAAAAGAGAGTGGACACTCATACTCAATCTTAACACAAACTTCGGTGATGGTAGAACATACTTTCCCGATGACGATTACGTACACAACCCTGTAGCAGGACAAGGAGTTATATTTCAAGGACTCTATCACGAACACGGTGTAGAGAAGGTTCGAAGGAACTCTCGATACACTATCGCTATGTGGTTCTCCGCTGACCCAAGCAACATGCTTACCGATATGGTCACACCCAACCTAGATGAAGACCAATTTTCTTTACTAGGAATGCAAATTCCCACTAGACAAAGCCAGTAACTTTTTGATACTATAGTTTTGTTGGATTGATTAAGTCCTTGTAGTTCAACTGGATAGAACAACGGTCTTCTAAACCGTAGGTTGCAGGTTCGAGTCCTGCCAGGGACGCCAATCCAAAATAAATTTGACAAAGCCCTTCACTTTTTTATATACTATATCCATAACTTGAGAAAGGAGATATTATATGAAAGCCGCTATCCAAGGAATCTTATCCGTTGCAGTCCTAATGTCATTGATAGGATATGGATTCTATCTAGGACTCATGATACCCGATGTTCATGTATCAAATTCAACTAATGAGTGTGTAGAAGTTATCAACTATCACGAGAACGACTCATACACATGCGAAAACCTACCAAGCAAATACAATAAGGTGTGGGTAAAATGAAGTATCTAAAAGAGATTACAGACTGGGGTGACTATAAAATCCCTAATCACACTTACATAGTCAATGATGCCAATCAGATGGTTGGTTACATCAAAACTGGGACTAAAGAAGAGATAATGTACAAGTCCCCAATGAAACAATTCTCCAAAGCGAGGAGAAAGTTTATCCAATTAAAACGATAAAGTTGACAATGCCCTTCACTTTTTTATATAATGGCTACATCAACTGAGGAAACAACTATGACAACAACGACAAATCAAAAAGACCAACTTGCAAAATTGATGGCCACTGAGGACATCACTGTTGTACATAGGAAGATTCCTACCGCTTACTTCGACATCAAGAACAGGGTTCTTGCATGTCCTATATTCAAGGAAGAGATGTCTAACGAACTTTATGACTTGTTCATGGGTCATGAGGTTGGACATGCTTTATACACACCATACGAAGGTGTACACTCTGCTATTTCTAAAAACAAGACTCTTAAAGGTTACTTGAACGTTGTAGAAGACGTAAGGATTGAGAGAAAAATCAGAGACAAGTTTGCTGGTCTAAGAAAATCTTTCTACAAGGCATACAATGAATTGATGGGAATGGATTTCTTTGGTATCAAAGGTAGAGACCTTCAGACACTTTCATTGATTGACAAAATCAATCTTATTACTAAGGTTGGTTCAAGAGTCAACATCACTCTTACCGATGAAGAACAAGTTATGTTAGACAAGTGTTATGCTTGTGAGACTTGGGAAGAAGTTGAGGCAGTTGCTAACGAAATTTATGAATGGTCTAAAGAAAATGAGACTAGAGATGAGACCGATGAAAGTCTAGTTCCACAAACTATTGAAATCGGTGACGATGAAGAAGATGAAGATGGAACTCAAGAAGAATCATGGGGTGACGGTGAAGAGTCTGAAGAAGACAACACTTCAGAGGCATCTAAAGGTGGTTCAGAATCAGAAGACACTATGCCTGATATCGAAGAGTCAGAAGGACAAGACTCTGCTGAGGCAGGTGGTGAAGAACAAGAAGGTGACATCGAGGACTCTAACACTAAAAAAACTACTGGTAAAGGTCAAGAAGGTGGGTACGGTGCTCACGATGATACTGACGGTGCTAGAGAGTCAATCACTGAACACTTTGCACACAACAACGAAGACCAGTTCCTTTCAGATGAGAACGTTATCATTTCTCAGATTGACCTTCCTGCTAAGTTCAAGTCTCAAAAAGAAATGATTGACAAGACTGAAGTTCCTTTCAAAAAAGTTCTAGAAGACTGGAGAAAGTACGTATCAACAAACACAAACGATTCTGATGTCACTCAAAGATTTGAGTGGAACAAGACAATGTCAAAAATGATAACTGATAAGAACAAGAAACTTGTCAACCACATGGCAAAAGAGTTCGAGATGAAGCAGACTGCTCAAAGAAGTAGACATGCTTTCACTGGTAAGACTGGTAAGTTAGACATGAACAGACTTGCTAAGTATCAGATTGTTGATGATGTGTTCAAGAGAAGTGTTTCATTGCCTGAAGGTGAGAACCATGGACTTACAGTTCTTTTGGATTGGAGTGGTTCGATTGCTGCTGAGGCTGCTGACTTGTTAGAACAGTCAATCATTCTTGCGATGTTCTGTAGAAAAGTTGGTATCGCTCACAGAATCTACTTGTTTACAGATTCATACACTAGACATGAAGTGTCTAACACAAACTATTACTATGAGAATGTTAACCTGCTAACTGTTGCTTCAAATGAGATGAACAACAGAGAGTGGAATGAGATGATGGTTTATCTATCTTCAATGTACTTGAACTTCCACCTTGATGGTTACTCATGGAAGGCAAGAGACAAGATGCACAAGTTCTTGGATGATAACTTTGGAACATCATATCAAGAAAGTGGATACTGCTGGATTAACACTAGAGTCATGCCTTCTACTTACAACCTAGGTGGTACACCTCTTAACCAATGTTTGGGTGTTCTCAGAAAGTTACTTCCTGCTTTCCAAAAGAAGTACAACATTGAGAAGTCAATCCTTACAGTAATTACAGATGGTTATTCTCACGGTGGCCAGTTGTTCGAAAAGGATGACTCAGAAGATGCTGTAATCAAAGAACAAGAAGGCGATGAGTGGAGTTACAGAACTCTTAAGAAGAGAGAGTTAATCGACCCATTCACTAAGAGAGTTTACCCTTACTCAGAGAACAGTGGTTACACTAGTAGAGGTGCTTTCAGACAAACACAAAACTTGTTGGAGTGGTTATCAATCGAGTGTAACGTCACTATCACTGGTTACTTTGTCTTCGCTAGGAAACAAGATTCATACGGTGTTCTTAACGAAGTTGCGCCTGAGTTGGACTATGATGACTCTTGGAAAGAAATCAAGAAGACTGGTTTGGTTGTTAAGTGTCACGGATACAACAAACTGTTCTTGACTAGTTCAACACTACTCAATGCTAGTGGAGACGATGAACTTTCAGATGACCTAGTTGATGCGAAAAAGGTCAGAGTTATGGCTGCTTTCAAAAGAAATCAGAAATCCAAAACTACATCAAGATTTTTAACTAACGAATTTATCAAGGAGATTGCATAATGGATACATTTATATTGGAAAGGAATGAGTACAGGGCTTTTACTAACAAGATTGACAGCATGGCTGCTCAAGGAATCATGGTGCCACACTTGGTAGAACATGATAAGGAACTGGATACGTTTACGGTAAAGCTCTTGGACTCAGATATGGATAGTAAATTTTTACAGGAGAATGTATAATGTCATTGAATTATCAAGTAGACCCAGCGTACTATATTTCACACTCTACAGATTACACTTCATTCGCTGATGCGATTCAGAACGTGGGCCCTGGGCCATGCACAGTGTTTGATTGTCCGAGACAACAACAGTGTAAAGAAGAGAAAGTTGAGTGTAAAGCATTCAGATACTGGGTGAACAATGGTTCCTTTGAGACCTATTCAAAGAAAGATGGTGGTATGATATCTATCGAAAAAGGTGTGGGAAAATTACTTCAACCAGTAAAATAGAGTTGACAAAGCCCCTCACTTTTTTATATACTACTAATGATGAGAAAAGAAACTACATTTATGGAGACTAATATGACAGATGTAAAAAGAACCTATGACAGGAGTGAATCGATTGAGGTTGCTGGTAAACCTTTTCACTACACGCCTGATAGAAAAGAGTTCCTTGAAACTCTAACCAAGACCTATCCAAATCAAACTACCTTTACGAAGGAAGAGATTGATAATACAGGTCATTTCCCCTACTGGATTAAATCCGCTAGGTATGATTTCAAACAAGGTGCTGGAATCTTCAATCTTGAGGCTGCTATCAGTGGTTACAATGGTGGGTATGAACCCGAAACTGTAACACCAGTTGCCCCAACAAAGGTTGTTCCAATTCCTGCTCAACCTGTTGCAAGTAACATGCCTGTTGCTGCTCAAACTGAGAATGTGAATCTTATGTCGGATGCGAAAATCATTCCCGAAAAGATGTCAAACTATGTTCCTTTCGGACACTTCAAAGATGTCAAGAACATCATCAAGTCCAAAATCTTTTTCCCAGTGTTTGTTACTGGTCTAAGTGGTAACGGTAAAACACTTATGATTGAACAAGTGTGTGCCCAATTGAAGAGAGAACTCTACAGGGTTAATGTTACAATCGAAACCGATGAAGATGATTTGATGGGTGGTCACACTCTAGTCAATGGTAACATTGTCTACAGAGAAGGCCCTGTTATCAAGGCAATGAGAAAAGGTGCTGTTCTTCTTCTCGATGAAGTTGACTTGGGTTCAAACAAGTTGATGTGTTTACAATCAGTTCTTGAAGGTAAAGGATACCTAATCAAGAA